GGGGGGGCGGCGTGGGGGCGGCCCCCCCCCCCCCGGCGCCCCCCCCCCCGCGCCTTGAGTCCACGGAGGTGCCGTTCCGCAGTGGCATCATTGACGGGGCGGGCCAGAAGGTTGGTACCTTCAAGGTGACGGTGGCGTTCATGGTTGAGGGTGTGGACCGGGCGGACCTGGATCGCAACTTCCAGGCGCTCATGGCTCGCCTGCGGGCCTCGAACAAGCTGGCCACCCTGCAGCACCACCCGGCTGGCGTTAGCCCCAGGGAGGCGCTCGTGCGGCTCGTGAGCGTGTCCCAGCCATCGTGGCGGTATGGGGAGTGGGTCATCGACACGACGGTCGTCTTCGAGGCCGTTGAGGGCGTCTGGCGTGACACCACGACAATCGAGACCCAACTGGATGACCTGTCTCGACTCGCCGGTGGTGCGGCCCCGATCTCCGGTGTCGTCCTGAAGCTCAAGCCGACCGCCAACACGGTCACCATCAAGGACGTGACCTCCGGCACCAGCCTCACCTGGCGGGGCACCATGGAGTCCGACCAGAGACTCCTCATCGATGTCGGCAAGTACTCCGCCTGGCGGCAGGTGTCCGAGCGCTGGTACCCGATCAATGGGGCATTCAATGCGTCCGCCGAGATCAGCATGTCCCCCGAGGGGCTCCAGCTCACCCCCAACCATGAGGGCAAGATCGTCCTCCAGGTCACCGGGACCACGGGGGCTATCCAGGCGAGGAGGGCCTACTGATGCGCCGCGACTACTTCCCCGGCATGCAGCTGCGCGCCGTCGCCTACGAGGTGCAGGGTGCCCGCATTGGTGTCGTCCCTGACATCTTGGAGATGACGGTCACTACGCCGCACGGTAAGACCCCCACTCTGTCCATGTCCTACGCTCCAGGCCCTAACGCCATCCGGGGTAGCGTCCTCGAACGTGAGGTTGAGGTGGCTGTGGAGGCCACCTTCAACGGCGCGGACTGGGAAGAGCTGCCCGACGCCCGGTTCATCACCCAGAAGACTGAGCACAACCTTGTCTCCGACGGCACCGACTCCCGCAAGGTGCAGGCCATCCACATCAGCGACTACCTGAAGGAAGCTCTTGTCTGGTCCGTCCCTATCGAGTCGAAGGACAAGGACGGAAAGTTCAAGTTCCTGTCCCGCAACGCGGGGGTAATCATCAGCACAGTCTGGCAGAATGCCGTCAAGCGCGGCTGGGGCGCGGGCCTCACCCTGGACGCCAACACCGTGAAGGACTCCGCCAATCAGGACTGGGCGAAGATCGTCACCCTCTACTTCGACCCCACGATCAGCCTCCTCCAGATCGTAGACTCCCTCCGTGACCTCGGCATGATCGATACGGTGTGGCAGGGCCGCACCCTGAAGCTCTACAACGCCGACACCACGCAGGCAAGGGACCTCACTTCATCGAAGCGGTGGCCCCTCGCAACCACCCTCACTGGCGCACCCGAGGTAGCCACCTGGGCGGACATGTGCACCGACGTCCTTGTGAAGGGCGAGGCCGGGAGGACCTGGCTCATCCACAACGACCTGGCCCCCCGCAGCATGCGCCGCGTCGAGAAGGTCGTGGAGGCAGGTGGCGTGGAGCTCGAATCCACGGCCCGCATGGTCGCCGAGGCTACCCTCAAGTCCGGGGCGCACGTGAGCGAGGAGATCAAACGCGAGTGGGCCGCCACCGATGTACACCTCCTCCCGTGGGTTGACTACCGGCTCGGCGACTGGATCATGGTGGAGCGCGCCGAGGGCATGGAGCGCCTGCAGGTCGCCCAGATCAGCGTCACCCAGAAGGACGGCATGGTCGTCGGCCACACCACCTTCGGGACCGTCTTGGATAGCCTCCTGGGGCGCCTTACGAAGCGCACGAAGGGCATCGTGGGTCTCGCCTCCACGTCGGGTAGCGGTGTGCGTCCCTCGACTCCGGCATCCAAGTATTGGCCGCTCCCTCCGCAGGGGCTGGTCGGCTCTAGTCGCGCCGTCACCAACTCAGAGGGGTGGGTGCGCGCCCTCGTGGACCTCCAGTGGGGGCGCGTCGAGACCGACACCCTCGGCAATGCTGTCGATGTGGTCTCCTATGAGGTCGCATGGCAGCTGTCCATGTTCGGGACAAGCGTCGCGGGCTCCATGGTTATACGCGGCGCCGACACGACGAAGGCCACCGTGGGCCCCCTGCTCCCGGGGACGGAGTACCGATTCTCGGTGCGAGCTCAGAGCGCTAACGCCACTGGTGCTTGGTCGCAGCCGTTGATCTTGACTACCGAGTCCGACAGGGAGCCGCCGCCAGTCCCTTCTCGCCCGGTCCTGTCACAGTCTCTCGGCGTGCTCCAGGTATGGTGGGACTACGCGGGCCAGAACGGACAGAACATGCCTGCCGACTTCGCTGGCGTTGAGGTGTCTGTGCAGCACCCTGGGCGCCCTCCGGCGAAGTTCGCGGACATGATTACCCCCATGCAGCGCACCTCCATTGCGGGCCTGGAGATCAGGGACTACGAGGTGTGCCTGCGCGCCTACGACCGGGCCGGTAACAAGTCCGAGTGGGGCCCTAAGGCGACCATCACTCTCGAGCAGTCCATTGACACGAACGCGATCGTCCGCTCAGTCGAAGAGAAGATCGCAGCCAGTGACGTGCTTCAGCGCGCCGCCCGGGCCGAGGCCCTGAAGGAGACGCAGAAGCTCTCCGAGGCCATGACGCAGGTTGCGGTATCCTTGGTGGAGACAGGCCCATACCCGCCAGACAAGGGCGTGGTCGACAAGTCGCAGTGGGTGTCCCCGGATGCTCGCGTGTTCACGTTGAGGAAGAAGGGAGACTGATATGCCATATTGGGGGAATGTTTGGAAGGATGGCCCGGATGGGCGCACGCCCATTACGGCGGAGAAGCTCACGAAGATGGAGGATGGTATCACCTCTGCGCAGTTGGAGGCGGAGAGGGCGTCTGAGTCCGCGGGCGTGGCTCGCGGGGCACTTCAGAGCGTCAACAACTCCTACCTGTCTATCGTGGATGCGATTGTCCCCATTGGAGCGGTACTCCCCTTCTATGGGTCTCGGCCGCCGAAGAACTGGCTCTTGTGCTACGGGCAGGAGGTGAGCCGCACCGAGTACAAGGCGCTGTTTGACACGATCGGGACCGCCGCCGGTAGTGGCAATGGGTCCACCACGTTCAACATCCCCGACCTCAAGGGTAAGGTTATCTACGGCCAGGGGGGCACGGATGCGCTTGTCACTGGCTCGACCGTCGGCGAGACCCACCACACGCTCACCGTGAACGAGATGCCGTCTCACGGGCACGAAATCGTTGACTCCAACAACCAGAACTCAAACTGGCGGGCCGGTAAAGCGAATACCGACATTGGTTGGAATGACGCCTCCGGTAATGGCTACACCTACGCCATGTCCACAGGCACAACAGTGGCTGATCGTCGCCCCTACGCGAAGAACGTGGGGGGTGGCCAGCCATTCCCCATCCGCCCCCGCGGTTCGGTCGCCTCCATGATTATCCGCGCGAAGTGAGGTGAACTGTGGCCGAGATTAAGGACGAGTACATCCAGTGGCCTGGACCGGCCACGTTTCCTGCCGAGACCACGTTCCCGGCTTATGACCGCTCCGCCGACGGGAACACGACCGTCCACTCCCACAAGGGCTGGGAGTGGGTTGAGTCCGACAACCCGTTCCAGAAGGCTGCCGCCTCGCTCGCACAGTCCACGATCGAAGCATCCATTCGCCGCATGCGCACCGCCTTCGGCAAGGTCTTCTATCAGAAGGGGAACTCCACCGATAAGCCCGACTTCCCGGGGGAGACCTATGGCGACACGGCTCGCATTCAGGACCCCTCCACACTCGATATCGTGGCGGAGTGGAAGTGGAACGGCTCCGACTGGGAGCGCGCCCGCGTCTCCGGTGAGCAGATCAGCAACCTCGACGTGGGGCGCCTGACCGCCGGCTCAGCGGCCATCAACGACCTCGCAGCTAGGCGCATTGCTGGAGACATCGGCAAGTTCCTCCAGCTCACCACAGACCAGCTTACTGTCACCGGTAATGCGTCATTCGTTGACCTCACGGCGAAGCACGTCTGGACGCGTATCATCAACGCCCGCAGTGGCGAGTTCGAGAAGATCAAGGCGGGGATGCTGGCCGCCAACTCGGTGACGGCAGACAATCTGCGCGCCGGGGCCATTGACGGCCAAGTCATCACGGGCGCATCCATCCAAACGGACCGCCAGAACAATCGTGGGTTGAAGATTGACAACAATGGGATGCGCGCCTACTCCTCCAGTGGGTGGAAGTCGCTTGATATTAACGCCCACACTGGTGAAATCTCCATCAGCGGCAGGATTGGGCGTCGAGACTCGTGGTCTGAGTGCTACTTCAACGACCTAGTATGGGCGCAGACTGGTACCGATGTCGCTCGGTCTGGGGCGAAGATTGGGTGCGGTCTGGCGTTCAACTCCCTGGAGGATGACTGGGATGATGGCGCACTCTTCATTCAGAAGGACGCCAATACTGGCGAGCCCTCGATCACTCTTCAGTCGGCCGCCAGGAAGGGCGCCGAAGCCAGGCCGTCCCTCATTCTGGGCACTCAGCAGGTGTCGATCACTGTTGGACCTAATGGCGACTGGGGGTCGCTGGCTATCAGTAAGTACGGCTTCACATCTAAAGTCAACTCTTCGTCACTTGACTTCAACGATTCTGGGATCGCATACCGGAAGACCAGTGACGGCGGCCATGCTTACTTCGGCTTGGGGAGGGACTGGGCAACCCTGACCACCCTGGGCAACAAGAACTCCGGTATGTGGGTGAACAATCACGCCACTATCTTGGCGTGGCGCAAGTATCCGCAGATTTGGTTAGACAACGACGGAATCCACATGAACCCCGAAAAGAAGTTCACGATGCGGGTTCCGAAGCTCACCAAGGAGCGCGGCGGCCTGTGGCTGTCCCACGCCTGTACCGAGTCTCCCTACGACGGTGTTGAGTACTGGGAGAATCTCACTCTCGACGGGCAGGGGAGGGCAAGGTGGGAGCTCCCCAACTACGTGCCGAGGATCGCCTCCCCGGTTGCGCCGTGGGTCGTATTCGCATCCGGTTCCGCCACTGCTGAGATCGACCGCAGTGACCCGGACCTGTGGGCTGTTACCGTAACGGGTGAGCCTGGGGCGCGCGTGGACGTCCTCGTCAAGGGTGCCCGCATGGTCAACACCGGTGAGGACGATGCTGACGGCGAGCCGATCATGAAGGACAACGCCCGTAAGACCAACTGGGAGCTAGGCCCGCCGGGAGGGGGCGAGAACACCGGAGGCGTCTCCGATGACATGACTCTGCCCGGCACGTATTATGGTCCTGCCACTAAACCAGAAGATTGGAGAGACACCGATGGGGCCGCAGAGTAGTCAGGTAGACGCACTCGCCGTGATTGACGCATTGACACTGGAGGTTGCTGCACTCACGAAGCGCGCGGTGATCGCCGAAGCGAGGGTGATTGACCTCGAGAACAAGATGAAGGAGAGTAAATGACGGTTCAGTCTGTGGCGGCGCGCATCGCCCGCCGAATCTGCGATCAGGAGAACGTCGGGTACAGCCAGCCCGACCGCCGCACCTGGTACGCCAACGCCGACTGGGAGGGGCACGTCTCCTCGCCCCAGAGCGCGGACTGCTCCAGCCTTGTGTGCGGCGCGATCTGCTACGGCATCCACGACACCTACGGAGCTGCCTGGGGGCACGCCGCCCTGCCGGAGATCAATGACCACTGGACGGGCAATATGCGCCCCGGCCTGGAGGCTAGGGGATTCAATGAGGTCCCGTGGAACGACTCGGACCTCACCCCTCAGGGCGGGTTCCGTGTCGGTGACGTGATCCTCTCTGCTGCGAACGAGGGCGGTCGGGGCCACGTGGTCATCGCCGTTGAGGATGGTGGCGACCCTCTCGTTTCTGAGGCTTGGATCGCTGAGGATGGGAGCATCGACGGCTACCTTGGAGATCAGACCGGGGGTGAGACGCGTACCGTCCGCTACTCCAGTCATCCGCACACCCAGTCTGGGGCGTGGACCAGCTGCCACCGCTTCGATGAGGGGAAGTTCCTCAGCCAGTGGCCTGAGTTCCGTAAGGGGCAGGCCGCCCAGGCGAAGCCTGCGCCAGCGCCTACTGCCGCCCCTTCCGGTCCGGCGCACGCGCACGGTATCGACATCTCCAGCCACCAGTCTGGCCTGAACGTGGCTGCCCTGTGGGCTGACTTCGTGATCGTGAAAGCGACTGAAGACAATGACTATGTGAACCCGTACATGGGTTCGCAGGCCAACTCCACCCTCGGGGCCTCGAAGCGGCTCGGCTTCTACCACTTCGCTCGCCCTGGGGACGCTCAGGAGCAGGCCCGCTACTTCGTGGATGCTGTGCGCGGCTACCTCGGCAAGGCGACTCTCTGGCTTGACTGGGAGGCGAACGCGGTCGAGCAGGGGCCCGGCTGGGCGAAGACCTTCCTCGATGCCGTGAAGGGCATGACTGGCTCCACGCCCGGCATCTACATGAACGGGTCCGCCGTGAACGGCTACGACTGGTCGGCCGTGGCCCGCGAGTACCCCCTCTGGTATGCGGGCGGCCCGGACTACTCGGACTACGGGGCCTCCTACAGTGACCCTGCTGTCCCGAGCGTCTCCTACTGGGGTTCCCCGCTGATTCACCAGTACACGGAGGATGGTCGCCTGCCCGGTTATAACGGCACCCTCGATCTGAACCGCCTGCGCGATCGCGCCACCTGGGACCGCATGATTGGCGGAGGTCAGGTCATCTCCGGCGCCCCAACCCCTGTCGCTACGGCTGGAGCTCTCGAGGTGGATGGCGAGTATGGGCCTGCCACGGTGCAGCGCCTAATCGAGGTCTTCGCACCCGGGTACAACGAGCTGTACGCCGTCGCCAACCTCCGTCGCTACCTCAACAAGACCGTACCTGAGCACTCCCAGAAGATGCTCACCGGATCGGGGAAGTTGGCCGAGGACCGTGGCTGGGACTCTCATGTGGTGCGGGTCTTCCAGTACTGGGCGTGGTGCTGGGTGAAGCCCGTCGCCCCGGACATGTGGAACCGGTTCGCCGGTGGATGGTCGTTCGGGGACTACGTGGATGGCGAGCCTGGTGAGGCGACCTGGGCGGCTCTCCAGGAGGCCCTGAACCGATCCAGGCCGGGAAGCTTCCGGCTTATGTGACGCCATAGGGTGGACGGTAAACTAGGGGGTGGGGCAGAAGTCCTGCCCCCTAGTTGTTCCTGAAAGAGGTGAGTGCATGAGCATTTACGCTCGCGCCTCATTCTGGTCTGGCGTCTTCGATCGCGCCGTGAAGACCTTCGCCCAGTCCCTTCTCGCCACGTTCGTCGTGGGTGTCGGTATCCTCGACATTGACTGGAAGGGCGCTCTCGGCATTGCTGCGACCGCCGTCCTGGCCAGTGTCCTGACCTCCCTCGCTGACGCGAAGGAGACGGATAAGGCGATCGCCACGGCCCCAGTCGAGTACACTCCTCGACACGCGGGCTGACCGACCATGCAGCCAGTAGGGAGTGTCTTGCCGATAGGGCAAATCCTCACATCTCCTGATCTCATTGCGGCTACAGTTGCCCTGCTGGCTGCGCTGGTCGCCAGGCTCGCCAGTAGACTGAAGAGGCAGCAGGCGGAGAACGACGAGCGACTCGAGCGCATGACCGTCCACGTCGCCCGGGCTGCGGACGCTGCCGAATCTGCATCCGAGGGGGTGCACAACAACCACGCCACCAACCTGCGAGACGACCTAGACATGCGATTCGACGACCTGACCGCCAAGCTGGATGCCCTCACTGACGTCGTGGGGGGCCTGCGAGACAGTGTCACCGACCAGTCGCACAGGCTCCAGGGCCTGGAGTCCCAGGTTGAGGGCGTGCGGAATGACGCTAGGGCTGACAGAGTTCATCTTTACGATGAGGTCTCGAACCTTCATGATCGGATTGATAGAGTGAAGGTTGTAACGAATCGGCGTCAGGAGAGTGTATGAGCCAGGGGTACGCCCGCATCACAGGTAAGGTGGTCGGCCCTGAGGGGCTCGGCCGCATGGGGAGTGTCGAGTTCACTCCGCTCCCCCAGTACAAGGGCGTCGAGGTGGACTCCACCAACGCCCTCATCGCACACTATGCGGCAGGTAGGCTCCGCCCCGACGGCGTACTAGTCGGCCACGACGAGCAGCCCTACCTGCATATCGCCGCCCCACACGCTCTCCCCGACGGGGAATACAACTACCGCGTATGCGTGAACATCCCTGGCGACACTGGGCTCACCCGCTGCGTCAACGCGCGCATCATCGCGGGCACCGAGGTCGACCTCGTAGACATCCTGGCCGGCCGCGCCATTGAGGACCCATCAGACCGGGACGGGCGCCGCGTCCGCGACATCGGAGATGGAACCCTGGAAGCAATCAACCCCGCCGACGTTATTGAGGTCGGGGATGGAGTACTCGCATGGAGGACGAATGGCTGATCTGACTTGGTACAGCACCGAGAAGGCCGACAAGACTTTCGCTACGAAGGCGGAGGTGGAGGCACTGCGTAAGGCGACGGAGGGGCGCACCCCTGACGTGTCTGCGCTGGCTACGAAGGAGGAGGTTCGGCGCGGGGATGACTCTCTGTCGTCCCGCATTGAGGCGGTGAAGTCTACCGCCGATGGGGCCCTACCGAAGGCTGAGGCGGCCACCACTTACGCGACGAAGGAGGAGGCGCTGGCGACTGAGCGTAAGCTCGGTGAGCGCATCACTGCTGCCGCGGGTGCCGCCGCTACTAAGAGTGAGCTCTCCCAGTACGCGACCAGTAATGCCGTGGCAGACACGTACGCCACGAAGGAATCCCTCGGCGCCTACCTGAAGGCCGAGGATGCCGCATCCACCTACGCCACGAAGGCTGCACTAGCGCAGGCCCAGCTTGCGGGCGGAGGACAGGCTGCGCCGGACCTGTCAGGGTTCGCCACGAAGACGGAGATGCGGCAGGCTGACGATGCTCTCGGCGCGAAGATCGAGGGAGTGAAGTCCACCGCCAGTGCCGCCCTCCCGAAGGCTGAGGCGGCCACCACTTACGCGACGAAGAGCGCTCTTGAAGCCGTGAAGGGAACCATTCCCACGGTCCCTGATACGTCCCGCTTCGTCACCTCCGAAGCCGCGGATGGGAAGTACGCCAAGAAGACTGACCTCGGCCAGTACGTGACCACCTCCGTGGCGGATGGGAAGTACGCCACCCAGGCGACCCTCTCTGACTACCTCACTACCGCCACGGCGGCCAACACCTACTCGACGAAGGTGCAGGCCGCCGCCATGGGCGACTCCATCCGCAATGCGCGAGCGATCGCTGACGCCGCTCTCCCCAAGGCTGAGGCGGCCGCCACTTACGCGACGAAGGCTGAGCTCAGTCAGGCCCAGGCTGGCGGGCACGTGGACCTCTCCTCCTATCTGACCCGTGATGACGCCTACAGCACGTTCGTGCAGCAGCAGAACCTTGAGCGCGAGCTCGCCCAGAAGGCGTCACTCGAGGACGTCAACACCGTCACCCGCCGCGTCGACACCCTCAGTAAGACCATCACCCCATTCAAGCCCGGAGAGCGGTACTACTCCCCCGTTACCTACTTCTGGCCCGACTACTACGAGGACGGCAAGCCCGGCAAGACCTCGAAATGGGCCAGCATCCTGAAGTTCGCGGGCTCCCTCGGTATCGTCATCCTGAACCGGAACAGCGGCAACTGGGATGAGTTCAACGTCGACTTCAAGAAGCAGGCCGAGCTTGCGCTCGCGGCTGGTGCGAAGCGCGCGGTCTTCTACGTGAAGACCCAGTACCTGGCTGCTACGCTCCCGGCCGGCGACCCGGGGCGCGCGAACGTGCCGGACGTCGACAAGTACACCGAGGCGTACATCCTCTCCCAGATCGCCAAGGCCAAGGAGCAGTACGGGGACGTCTGCCAGGGAGTGTTCCTCGACGAGGCCATCAACGGCTGGGGCGACCAGGCTGGACGCATCCCCGCCTACAAGAGCCTGATCGACAAGATCAGGGCCCAGCATGGCAAAGAGTTCCTCATCGTCATCAACTCGGGGTCGAACATCTCCGAGGACATGTGCAAGCTCGACTTCGACGTGTGCATGATGTTCGAGAAGGATGCGTCGGCGTTCCTGGTCGAGGACCCCGGGACCCCGATCCTCCCCGACCACATGAAGCAGTACCCCTCCACCCGCTGGTGGGCCGTCGTCCACGGAGTCACCTCCGAGAACTACAAGAGCGTGTTCGACAAGGCCGACAAGCTTGGCATCGCCCACCTGTACATCACGGACGGGCAGCTGCGCGAGGACCCGCAGCGTGGCGGCCAGTGGGAGCCGGTAGGCAACCCCTACGCGAACCCGCCGTCGCAGCATATCCTTGACCTCACGGTCCCGTGGCTGAAGGGCTACCTGCCGCTGAAGCTTGAGGTGGAGGAGTTGCGCTCGCGACCCAAGGTGCTCTCGCTCGGTAAGCATGAGCAGGTCCCGTCGGGCACTCCGGCGGGCACGATCATCGTCAGGAAGGACGCATAGTGGCAGACAGTATCTTCCCGGTTCTGGGGGCGTGGTGGCGCAGTAAGGGCGTCCGGCAGGGTGATGGTGCTACTCTCCCTGCCGGGGCGTCCACCACCCCCTACGACAGTGCGGCAATGCCTGCGGGGTCCCGGAAGTTCACCTTCGAGATCGGCTACCGGGACACCTCCGAGTCCCGGCTGGACCTGCGCGTGAACTGGTTCAACGACAGCAAGGTGAAGATCAATGGGCCGTTCGACATCGCTACCGTCACGCTCCCGCAGGGGCAGACTAAGGTGGTGGCGGAGGTTGAGCTGCCCGCGAGTACGGCTCCCAGGTGGCTTCCATCAATCGCCGTCCCGGCCGGATCGGGGGAGGCTGCGATCTCGTCCTTGAAGATCTACGAGACGCCCGTCAAGGCGCAGCCGGTGACCGTGTGGGATGGGGCTAGTGAGTCTGCGGCCACGATCACCGTGTGGGATGGTGCCCGCGAGGTGCCAGCAAGTATCGAGTTCCAGGCGTAAGGAGACGCATGTCAGAGGAGAAGCAGGGGCAGTGCCTGCCGTCGCAGGTGACCATCAACATTGGCACGTCGGGGGTGAAGATCAACGACGAGGGGAAGCCTCCAGCTCCGGCGGCGGACCTGACGAAGTATGTCACCCGGGAGGTCGCTGACTCGATCTACGCCCCCCGCACGCAGGTTGCGGCGATGGGGGACAGTATTCGCGCCGCCCGCGCTGTAGCGGATGAGGCTAAGGCCGCCGCTGGCGCCGCCCTGACGAAGGAGGCTGCGGACGCCGCCTATGCGACCAAGGCTCAGGTGTCGGCGATGGGTGACTCCATCCGGGCCACTCGCTCCGCGGCAGAGCAGACGAAGGCTGACGGGGAGGCCACCAAGGCCATCGCCCAGCATGCCGAGGAGCTGACCCAGACGCTGGCCAAGAACCTGGCCGTGTTCCCTCGCGTTCTGCGCCTCGACAAGGGGCAGGCTGTCCCGGCTGACACTCCGCTCGGCACGGTCATTGTGCGCTCGGAGCGGGCCATCTCCCACGCGGATGACCTGTTCCCGCCGATTGGTGAGTGGCCGAAGATCAGTGCCGCAGACACGGGTGACGGTGTGCGCCTGGACTTCCAGCATCCGGCCCTTGTTCCCGGCCTGGACCAGCTGAAGCCCTCGGACGGGAAGTGGCTCATGACGATGCACTACTCCTTCCCTGGCGGCAACTTCGGTGAGGAGGAGGCCCAGGTGAACCTGTGGACCGCCCGCCGCTATCAGGAGGAGGGGCACCCGGCCCAGGTGGATCAGGGCTCGAAGATTGCCGACCTGACTGTCCGCAAGGGCGATCACCTGGAGTTGTCTCTTGAGATTGAGCCCAAGAAGGTGGATGAGAAGATCGGTGACGTGTGGGGTGTCTGGTTGGATGCTCCGATCCCGGTCCTGTATGTGCATGATCTGGTGATCCGTAAGATCGCCTGAGATGCAAAGAAGGCCCCCTCTCCTGGTGTTAGGGGAGGGGGCCTTGCTTTATCTCACCAGAGGTGGTGCAGTTTCCAGCGCCAGCCGCTCAGCGCCTTGCCGATGGTGGCATCCCAGTACCATCCCATGATCGCCTCCTTCCCGGGGTGTTCTTTGTTTCAGG